CATTTAAGGGCCGTCTTGCAGGGCCCGTCTTCAATGGTGTCTTTGGTTCGGCAATCCTTACATCTATTCTTTTGCGAGGGAGAGAATGCTTCAGGGTCTTCTGTTCCGCACCCTCCGCAGAGTTTACCTTTACTCACTTATCTTTTCCTCGGTTGCTTTTTCCTTCTTCATGTCTTCCCTGTACCAATCGAAGACCAGCCGGAGCTGTCCTCCAATGGTTCTACCTTCGGCATGGCTTAGGGCTTTTATCTCTTCGTAGACCTCTCGGTGAACGAGAATACTTTTCCAGCGTGATGTATCCATTTTTATTTCCATTGACATCGGATGTGTAGGATATTATAGGAAGATATGCAACAAAGCAATTTTCATTAAGGATTGAATACTTCCCTCCGAACGTCGGATAGCCATGCCGCTTTAAGGTCCTTCTTTGGAACTGGAATTAACGTGTCACAGTCTCCGGCTAACATCGCACCCAAAGAAATAGCGGTAAGTATCCCATCTTTTGAAATAGGTATTTCAGTTACTTCGACTTCTGGTTCCACACCGGCTTCATAATAGTAGTCTTGTTCAGCAACAAGTTGTTTACACTTATTGATAACTACTTTTCGGCTGCTATCGTATACGCAGTAAGGGCGACCGTCACACAGAATTCTTTTGTAATAAATTTTCATTACACCTCCTCCGGGTCTAGCCTATCGGCCACCGCGCAAAGAATATCGGCTAACCCTACCGCGGATAATTTGTGGTCTGGCTCGCTGTCCGCGACCATCGCTAAGTCACGTAAGAAGCTTGATAGGTCTTGATTGCTAAGGCTCCCGGGGTCTATGGTTGGTATCGACGCCCAGTATTCTTTGATTGATTTGCCTGAGTTGCTGGGTGATCCGAAGTATCTTTCGTTGGGTAGGAAGCTGTCCACGAGTTTTCTCCCGGGGCTGGCCTCGACGGGATCGTTAAACCATCTACTGGGGTGCCAATCTTCGGGGAAGATCTTTTCTAAGTGCTGAACAACGCTGTTGCAGTATTCGTTATCGTTGTAGTCGCTGATGGCGATCATGGGTTCTTCATCACTGCCGTTGTCCCATATCAAGTAAAACGAGCCGATGTCCGTATAGCAAACATTATCGGAGTCTTGAGTAGAGTTAATAAAGGACACTTTAATGGTGTCTTCCCCGGTCGAGTCTAATGCTTCAAAGATTTCAGATTCGTCTTTAGAGTAGCTAAGGCACCAATCTTCACTATCGAAAACAGATATAAGGTGGCCGTCACTTATTACTTTTGCTACTAACGAGGATGCTAATTTGTGATCTGCTATGTTCATAGAGGTACTCCCTTTATGTTTTTTATGTGTATACTGAAATGGTCCTTACGAGGATGTTTTTAAAAAAGCCCCAGACCTTACTCCCTCTGGGGTTTTTTTTATGTGGGGCCGAAGCCCCGTTTAGGTTAGGCGATTTCCAGAGTGCTTTGAGCAAACACGTTGATGGCTCGAACTTGAGCTATTTGGTCTGCGAGGTCCTGCCGATCTTGTTTGTTCTTAAAAGACCTTGAACATGCGTCTAACAAGAACTCGTAAACTTCTCGATCAGTGTGGCCTTCGTTGATTGCGCGAACCATCGTATCTCCGGGCTTTTCTTCAATCCAAGTGCCTGTGCGTTTTTTAATTGTCATTACAATTCCCTTTTAGTTGTGGGGCCGAAGCCCCGAGTGGTTTATTTAAAGTAATCGTTAAGCCATCCGACAGATTCGCCTTTGGCGTACATCGCGTCTGTTCGACGCATGTTGTGTCGGCGAACCTCTTTTAACGTGAAGGGGTAGATTAAATCTCTTCGATCTTTTGAGGGATTCTTTACATCCTTCTTTGAAAATTGCAGCCAGACCAATTTTTTACGGGGCTGGTAAGAATGAAATCGCGCAGACTTCGCGCAAATATAATTTATTCTTTCCAACATGCTATCTTCTTGATGGACTTCGCTCGAAAAAAATATCTTTTCGCCGCTTTGCCAATCCGAGCATCGTTCATGCAGCGCCTTGACCTCTTGAGCAGTTAGTTTCTTTCGCAACAAGTCGTACCCTTCTTGATCTTTCATGTTTGCTCCCACCCATACTTGACACGTTGCATTTCGTACATATCAATTTCGTGTTCGCAACTTTTCATGAAATAGGCAAGACGTTCGTGGTGATCTTTACCGCAATCACCTTCAAACTTCAAAGGAGTGCCATCTACAAATTTCGTTAGGTCCTTCAAACAAATAGCACGATTAAGGTTTTTACCCTGCCTGACTTCGTCTTTATCCCAACCCGTATGAAACTCTAACCAGCAACCTCCTGACCTTTGTTTCCGATTTAATCCTACTTCTTCCGCTTCTTCCGTAATAATTCTGTAGCTATAAAACATACTTTCTTTCTTTTTCATTTCCTACTCCAGTTTGTTAATGAGCTGTTTCACGTGAAACATGTCCACGCGGTGGGGCTTGCCTGCCCCTATCGGTTGGGTCTTCCAACTGATATGTAAAGTATCGCATATCATCGTATACCTTACAACCTTTATAACCAACTGGTATATCTAATCATCACTCAAACTTATACAGCTTCTCCCCAAGATGGTCCGATCTCAACGTCGCAAACATTGGGCACTTCTAGAGGTATAGCATCCTCCATGATCTTTGCAATCGCTTCCGCCTCCTCACGAGTCTTAACCGACATCGCTAATTCGTCGTGGATTTGCAGCATGGGCAAGTGTCCAAGCTTGTAAAGATTAACCATCGCTTTCTTGGTCATGTCCGCGGCTGACGCTTGGATGAGCCTGTTCAGTGCCTTGTAAGTGAACGCTCGCTTCAACCGAGTCGTGGGCCCATACTCGTCCACCGCGGATTGATAGGGCAGAGCCTTGTGCATGGCAAACGTATCAGGCTCCCAGAGTTCAAAGCGACACTTACGACCCTCTAATGACCGTAAGGCACCACCTGACGCCTTATCGTTTAGCCTGTTCATCACACCGTTCATCAAGCCCTTAACGAATGGAACTCGGGAGTGGTATAGCTTGACCAAGGCCTTGGCCTCGCCCTCTTCCAGCTCCAACTGCTCACCAATCTTCACGACACCCATGCCATAGATAAGACCTAAATTGATCGTCTTAGCTTGCTTCCGCGGGATGTTTGCCATCTCGGCTACCAAGCCGTGAAAGTCAGTCTCGGGCTCGGTCTTGTACGCCTTAACAAACTCCGCGGCACCCTCCAGTGGTATCCCTCGCGTTTTTCCGTAGACATGAGCATAATGGACCAAGATGCGCGGTTCTTGCTGGGAGAAGTCAACGGCAGCCCACTGCTCTCCTTCCTCCGGGAGGAACAGTGAACGGATCATTGGCCCGAACTCTGGGTCGCGAGCCGGGATCTGCTGCAAATTCGGATTCGACATCGAGATTCTCCCCGATACCGTACCTCCTTCATCCGAGCGGACTTGATTGATATGACTATGTATTCGGCCATCGCTGTGACAGTGAGTCATGATGGAATTGATGAAAGTTCCGGATGTCTTGTTCAGGTTCCTAGCTTGGACGACGAGCTTCGCGACGGGATGCTGATGGTCTTGGAGGAAAACTTTAGTGAACGACGGTGCGCCTTTCTCAGTCTTTGGGTAGTTGATGCCGAGGTTGTCGAAGGCCTTTGCCAACGATTGAGCAGCCCAGATTTCTATGCCCGGGCCCGCGACCCTCTTCAGCTCCTTCAGGACATCCCTTTCCCTTTTGATCAAGCTGTCCCTAGTCTTCTCAACCTTGTTGACATCGACGCGGACGCCTCGCATGGTCATGTCGACCAAACATGGGAGCAGGTCCAGTTCGAGGTTCGCCACTCCCCACAGATCTTGTTGGCTAAGTTGAACGGAAAAGTACTGCCACAACTCCAGAGTCAGTTCCGCATCGGCTTCAGCGTATGGACCGACATACATAGCGGGCATCTTCCACATTTCAGCTTTGGGATCGACACCGAACTCCCGGGCAGCCTCAGTTAAACCCTTCTCCGACTTCGTCTTATTAAGTAAGTCGTAAGACAAAGCGTTAAGGCTATAAGAGAATCTGTTTTCGTCTAGCAGAGAGGCAATCATCATGGTATCGATAACGCGACCATTAACAGTAAACCCCTCCTGTTTGATCCAGCCCAAGTCATACTGGGCGTTGTGCATCACCTTGTCCGCGGGACACTCGAACACTTTCTTCAACCACCTGTTAACCACCTTGGCGTCTAAATTACCGCCGCCGAAGTGCTTTAGGGGTACATAGCCTGACCACCCGTCTACCGCAACGGAGTATCCTACTACCTCGCCATCGCCGGTAGGCCAACCCGGCCCGCTTTTCTTTAGGTTTGGATCGCGTGTCTCGCAGTCAATGCCGATAGTCTTGGCTTTGGTTAGGTCCGGAAGTTCGATGGGCGGAACCCACTCACTTTTGGGTGGAAACATAGCCATCTGTAATTCCGTCATCTTAAAGTCCTTTAATAATAGTCGTCTTCAGTGTTGCATCCTTCGCGCTCGGAGAACTCTGCCCCGAGTGCCGTGTACCCTGCCTTGTCTACCCAAGAGTCTGGGTGATCAAGGCTGCCGAGCAACCTGCTGGTCTTAACCCAATCCATCATAAGTGCAACATGAGCAGGTTTAATAGTCCCACCCTCCTCTAACGCTGCCTGTACGATGACGTTCCATCCTTGGGCTATCCTCCAATGGTTGTGATAAGCATCCCAATAATCTTTAGCCCTCTGCCCGTTAATCAGCTTTTCGGCTTTTCGCAAAACGTCGTTTCTTTTCATAACTCATAACTCCTCGTGACGTCTTCTGCGTCTATGATAAATAAGTTAGCTTTCGCCCGGGTAATAGCAACGTAGAACACCCGGTGCATGTCTTGTGGATTGACCCTCATTTCCTTTTCCGCGGCAGGGCTAAGGTCTGTAAATAGAACAACGTTATCTGCCTCGCCGCCCTTCGACCCGTGGATGGTCGACGCTGTGATCCGCGGTACGCCGTTGAACTTCTCGCCCCGGCGCAGTAGAGCAGTAATGTAAGCCCTGTCAACATCCGGCAGCTTATCCATCGCCTCTGACCAGATCATACTCTTATCTGCTCTGAGCCCGTAGCTGTCTACCAGTGTTCCCATTGTGACAAGGTCGGTGTCTCCTAACCCTGACAGCTTCTTAAATCCCCGGGCTACTCTGTTCCCGGTAGACATAAAGGTGTAAATCTTACGAGCGACCTCGCCAGACACTTCGAGTCCTTGCCGAAGCTGCTCCCAGCCGTTGACTGAGTCGGAAAGCTTCTCACTAATGCTCCGATGTCCGCGGTATTCAAACAGATACCCACTAGACTTTAAATCCCGGGCCACGGGCTGTAGCTGGTATCCCGCTTGGGACAATATCAGCCACGAGCCTTCTGACATGTCGAGCGCCGTGATGGTATTTATGCGCGTCACGTTGCCCGCCTCGGGCTTAGGTTCATACTTCTTAGGGAACCGCCGGGAGATACGTTTGACCACGCTTTCTGCGAGATTGTGGATAGCTTTGGGGACCCGATAAGATTGAGACAGGGTCTCTGATCCGCCGGGAAGGTTAATGAAGTGATCTACATCGGCACCAGCCCATCGATAGATAGCCTGATCGTCATCGCCCGCGCAATACATCCGCTTTGAATGATCATCGATAGCATGAGCCATCTCCCACTGCAAAGGGCTGAGGTCTTGCGCTTCATCCAGAAAGCACAGATCGAACTGAGGGCAGAACCGATCCGCCCCCTCCACAAAAGCCACCAGCATATCTGTAAAATCATACAGGCCCATGCTCTGTTTGTACTCTCGCAAGCACTTGTCAACGTAGCTGACGGTGTTCCAATCGGCTTCCAGATTGCTGATGTTGTACTGCATTCTTAGCGGTACTTTTCTGAGCCTAGCTAGGTTTATGAGTCCTAGTATTGGATCACTGCTGGCTACTACGCTAGGGAGATCATCATCAAAGTTGGCGGTCTTTGATCCGCCCAGTGATACACCTATCGACTGACTCAGCTCCCTGAAGTGAGCCTCCT